TGGCGTTGCAGGTGCGAACCGGGACGCCCCGGAACTTCATAACGCGCTGGCCGCCTACGTTTTCGTAGTCGAGCCCGCCGCCGGCCTTGACATCGGCGCGGATGCCGAGTTCCCATGCCGTCAGCGCCGTCGCGTTGCCGTAAATCTTGGCGCGATTGCGATATTGCGATGGGATTTTCGCCAGCGCCTGGATTACATACGTGGTCAGCGCTTGCTGGTTGGCGACAGTGGCCACAAGATCGGACACGTCGATATTGGCGATACGAACAACCGCACGCCAATCTTTCACGGCAAGGCCGTAATTCCAGGTATAGCTGTCCATGTAGGCGCGGAAGCGGCGATTGCTCGCGTCGAAGGCGTCGCCTTCGCCGAGGTCGTCGTGTTGCAATCCTGCCGGCATCCCATTCGGATAGAGGCCGCACACCGTATCTTCGCCCCAAGCGACCACCCAGAGCGAGGTGTTGTCAGAGCCAGAACCGCCGGCGGTGATGACGTGATCCTTGGTCGGCGCGGTGGTGTTGTCCTTGAAGTAATAATGCAGGCCAGGGATTTTCGCGTCATCCGTGGTCGGGTTGGCGACCGGATCGCCATTGATGAGCGTGTCGGCGACGGCTTGCACCATGCCGGCAAGGTGCGGCTTGGATTCGGACAAACGCACAGCGGCGGGATTGCCGCCCAAGTTCGCCAAGTCCTTGTCAACTTCCGAACGGTCGGCGGCTTGGCAAAGCGGAAATTCCACTTGCGCCGTCGATGAACGGGTTGCCGCGACGCCTTGGTTAAACCGGCGGTGCGTCGGCGCGGGAAGGCCGGTGCGAACCGTGGTCTTGTGCGTGGTCAGCATGTTTGCTTGGCACCACGGGATATCGTCGATCATCTCGTCTTGACGTTCGAGCATTTCGATGATGGTGGCGACTTTATTGTCAGGGCCGAGCCGCGTCTTCAGTTCCGCGAGCGTCAGCACATCGTTTCCAACGACTGCCATTGCTTTACTCCTTTGAGTTCATGCCGGGCCACAAAATCTCTTCCTTGCGCTTGGGGGCGCTCGGTTGAGCCGATGTGTCGGCGGTTACGAGGGTGTCTTCGGAGAGGCTTGCGTTCACGCGCGCGAGCAGGCGGATAAAGCCGGGATGATTGGCCCAGCCCCATTCCTTGAGATCGTTGCGAAGTTGGGTGTCGCCGAACTTGGTCAGCACAGCTTTCGCGGCGCCGAGAGTGCGGTCGAACTTGGCCCCGCCAAATTCAGGGTCCGCCTTGATTTCAGCGGCCCAGCCTTGTTTGATCTCTTGGAATTGCGCGACCTGGGCTTGCCCAGCCGCTGCCTGCATATCGGCGTAAAAGCTCACCAGCTTTTGCGCTTGTTCCTGATTGAGCCCTGCGTCCTTGAAGATCGGCGTGGCTTTCGCCAGCGTTTCCTCGTCGATCACAACGCCTTCGGGAACCGTAAAAGCCTCATACGTCTCCGGCGCTTTACCCTTGTCGGCGTCGGCTTGGCCGTCCGCCTTTTTCTCAGGAGTGCCTTCGTCGTCGTCGGCTAGGAGATCGGCGTCAGCTTTTGCTTCGCCTTTCCCATCGTCGCCAGCCTTTGGGGCCGGTTTGGATTCTGTCTTGGCCGCATCGGCGGCCTTTGTTTCTGGCGAGGCGCTGTTCTCAGCGCCCGGCGCCCCCGCGCCAGCGTCGTCCAAAAGCGAAACGTCCGCGCCTTCTGGCGCGGGGGTTGGTGTTTCTTGTGCTGGAGCAGCGCCCGCCATATGATCCTCTGCTGCGCGTAATGCGCATCGCAGGGATTATGCGGCGTGTTTTCAACGCGCGGGGTTGGCGCTCATTTTCGCAAACGCGGCCATGGCTTGGCCTACGACTTGATCCATGTTGAGATATTGATAGCGGCCAAGCCGGCCCAGGAAGGTGACGCCTGGCTCGGCGTCGGCCAACGCCTCGTAGCGCTTGTAGAGCGCGCGCGCCTCCGGGCAGGGGATCGGGTAATAGGGATCGCCTTCCTCACATGGGTATTCGGTGGTCACGGGCGTCATGGCGTCGTCTGAGCCGCCGATCAGCGCCCATTGGGTTTCGCGCGTCCATGGCGTCTCGGCGTCCGGGTAATTGATCGTGGCCGCGCCGCATGCGTTGGTGGAGGCGAGGCTCAGGTCGAAACGCATGGAGCGGTAGGGGAGCCGGCCGAAGCGATGGCCGAAATACTCGTCGATTGGGCCGGTCCAAACCAAGCGCCGGAATTGGCGGCCCATGAATTGCGACGGAAAGTTTTCCGAGTTCTTGTATCGCAATTGCGGCATCGGCAAGGAAGTTCGCACCTCAATCCCCGGATGGCCCAGCATCCGATCGAACATCGCCGTATAGCCATCCCTTGGCATGGCTTGATGCTTGTCGGTGAAATAGCGGTCGTCGCGGCTACCCCAACGGATGGGGATGCGTGCGGTCACCGATGCGTCAAGCTCGCGCGGATGCTTGCCCCACATCTTCTGTGTGTAGCCTTTGAAGAACAGCTCATACAGTTCGGGACCGACACGCTGCAGGCATTGATCCTCGGCGTTGGCGGGGTGCGCGTCGGCCTCTGGCGGCGGCTTCAAGTGTTCGAGTCCGAGCGCTTCGAGGGTGTCGATGTTGACGGGGAAGGGGACGAGCTTGCCGTCTACGCTAGCCAGAACACGATGCTCATACCGTCGCCACTCGGTAAACCGAGATAACCACTCGAATACGTGATCGGAATTGGTGTGGAAGATGTGCGGGCCGTACCTGTGAACGCGGATGCCGTCCTCGTTGGCGTAGTCGTAGGCGTTGCCTCCGATGTGGTCGCGCTTGTCGATGACAAGAACGCGCTGCCCGGCGTCGGCCAAGAGCCGCGCCATGGTCGCGCCCGCAAAGCCAGCGCCGACAATGAGCGTGTCATAGCTCATCGCGCCATCGCCAGCTTGACCACAATATGCTTGGGCCGGGTTTGAAACTCGGGAACATCCGCGCCCGCATTGCGCGCCTTGCGCAGTTCGCGCGTGACCAGCGCCGCGCTCATGCACATCTCATCCGCGATATCCTCCCGGCTTGCGTCCGGCGCGTTTAGCATCAGCTCAATGATCTTGTTTTGATTGAGCGTAAGCCTGGGATCGGAGTAGGTTATCGGCTTCATTTGCATACCAGAAATTGCGCGCATAATATGGATTATGAGAAGAAAAGTCGTTGCGGTTCAAACACTTAGCCCTCAAACGTGGTGATGGTGAGCGATCCAGCCGCCGCGCGGAATAAGATAGACCGCAACCATGTCAATTGATCTTGTGATATAGCGCCCTGATCCGCCCCATCGACAATGGCCTGAATAGCTAAAAACATGCACGGGGCGGCAGCTATTAGATGCGCATTGGCATAATCAACCGAGCTGACTGTCTCAACATCAGCGACGCCAACGTCAATGCTGCCTTCAATTTTGCAGAGGCCCGAGCAACTAGGCGCATCAATCCATATTGTTTCTGGCATGTCGTGAATGTTAATCGTCCACGGTCCAGGCGTGAATATTGCCTTGTGCGCGTTTTCATCCATCATGCGCCAAGCCCATCAAACACGGCCTTGACCTGGCGCATGAACGCCTCGCGCTCGCCGATGCGATCGCACCGCGCCGGGAACGGCGTCTCCACAAGTGCAGCCACTTCGCGCGCCACCGCTTCCACATCGCCAGCGTCAACATAATGCATTCCATGCACGCTCATTTCCTTGGCCGCGCCGTACTTGGAAAGCACGACGCTGCATCCCAATTGCGCGGCCTCGCGCGGCATCCGGTCCTTGCCGGGGAATGAGCCAAGATCAACGAACACGCGCGCATCGGCCATGGCCTGAGCGGTCGCGGTGGCGGACATGCCAACCAGGCGCTGGCAGTCGATCGTTGGATCAATATCGGCCACGCGCGCGAAGATGGCGTCCAGATCGGCGCTGACCTTGTTGGGGTTGGCGCTGAATAGTGCGATGCGCGCGCGTTGCTTGGCTGGACGCCAATCCGTCACCCTACCCATGACATCGGCGCTGTAATCGCCAAGCAAGCCGCTTGGCTTGATGCCCAAAGCCAGCAACACATTGCGCGCGTACTCGCTTTGCACGGCGTGAGCCACGCGCGGGGAACGCAACAGATTGAGGTTGATGCGCGAAAGCGCGCCGAAGGCGTTGTCCACAGACAACCACCAAATCAGCACCTTCGCTTCGCAGAACTTAGGGGCGAGGTGGCAAAGCGGTTCGGGCAGCACCACGATGTTGCCGGACGCATTGGGAACCGCATCCACGGGATTGCGCTCATAGTGCGCGTAATCGTCGAACGCGATCGCCGCGTCGCCAAACTTATACGCCTCGCTCACTCCAGAGCGCGCCAACAGATCGGCTTGGGCTTGCGTGTAATAGGCAATGCGCGCGTCCGCGCCCTGCCCTATGAGCGCGTCGCTCAATTGATGCAGCGCTTCGGGTCCGCCGGTGCGGATGGCGTAGGGGCAAAGGATGTAGATGCTCATTCCTCGCCCTCTTGTTCCAGCTCCGGCGCGGCCCCCACCCTTGGCTTGCGATATTCTTCTCGCATGATTTGCACGCCGTTCCAATTGGCGATCTCAAACGCGCGCAACAGATCGCGCCCAAACTTGCGCAGCGCTTTTGTGCCAGGCCCTTCCGCTTCGCATAGGGTAAGCCATTCGTGAACCGCCGCGCGCATGGACGGATCGTCCAGCATCCGCGCCATGCCGTCGCGGATGTCGGCGGTGACGCGGGTTTCGCGCGCGCGGGCCTCGCGTAAATAGCGGTCCTTGGCGCTCATTCCGCGCGCTCCGGCATAATCAGTCCGAAATTCGTAAATCCCCAATGGCCCACATGCACGCTCAATTCGCGGTGCAGCCATATTTCCAGGCCAATCGAGCGGGCGATAGCGCAAAAGGTCATGTCCGTGGTTGACACCGTACCGCGCTTTGCGTTGGGGGCATAGGCGGTCTTGTGAAAGAATGGAGGCCCCCACATGGAGCGGATGCGCGTGGCAAGCTCGGCGTCGCCCATGGCTTCCACGATATCGGCGTCTCGATTGGCCACCTCGCGCGACACCGCATTAAGCGCGTTCATCTTGATAAGCGTCAGGCCCATCGGGATTGATCTCACTTCCCGAATGGGCGCCTCGGGAACGGTGATGCTGTCAATGGTGAACTCGGTTCCGTCAAGTTCATGGCCCATGAAGCGCGGCAGCCTTGGCTTGCCGGATAGCAAATTGGCGTAGAGGTCTTGTTCCTTGTATTGCGTGCTGGCGCCGATAATGTCCTTGTCGGCGTCAAGCAGCATGTCCAGCGCGAATTTGGGGAAGATCACATCGGTCTCGATCAAGAGCAGGTAATCGGCCCCCCACTCGCGCGCAATCTCCGCAAGCACGCACTGGTTCTCGGCGATATTGGACCCGGAACACCAGCGCCGCAAGATGATCGCCCGGTCAGGATCGTGATGCGCCCATAGGCCCCATAGGCTATCTGAAAAGCCGTCATACGATGCGCCCGTCGATGGCGAGCCGACTAGGATTTTAGGGCGCGGGTCTTTGGTAAGGTCAAGCATTGGCCTATGCTGGACCACGCCGCGTTAAGAGGGCGTTTACGCCGCTTCTGGGGTTTGGTCCTGGGCTTCGCGCGCGTTGTCAATCATGGCTTCCATGGCGCCCTTGCCGCCCCCTACATGGGTTTCAGAGAGCGCCTTGCCAGCTTGGGCTATGTCCTTTGCCGGCTGCGCCATCTGCGCCATTTGCTGCATCTGTTGTTGTTGCGCTTCCGCTTCGGCGAGCGCTTGCACTTGCTCGTCCGAACGCACGATGCGCGGCGGCAGGCCGATATGGTCGGCGAACTCGTCTACCCATTGTTGCGCGTCAACCTTGTGGCGGATTTCTGGATAGGCTTGCACCACGTTCGGATTGGCCACCGTGTTCATTAAGCGCTCCATGCCTGAGAGCGCGGACGCCTTTTGCACCTGGGCCAGGGCGGATATGTAATTGATGGCGATCGGACGCCCCTGCAATTCCGGCGGCGGCGGCGGCAACATGGCCGGCGCGCCGATGGTCCATAGCGGAATGCACACGTCATAGATGCGATTGAGCACGCGATTGTGCAGCGGGTTGTGCAGCTCGCCTTGCAAGCGTTGCACCGCCGGGCCAAGCACAGCCAGGCCCTCCCCCTTGCGCTCGCTGATTTCCCATTGATTGCGCGGCTGCACCCCTTCCATTTGCGAAATGGATAGGATGTAGGGGACAAAGAACGTGTCCTCGATGCGTTGCTCTGTCTCTTGAATGTCGGCGATGAAGTATTGCAGGTTAGGCTGCACCTCAAACACCGGCTTGATGCCGCCTTCGGCTGTGTTGGCGACGACATTGTGCGCGCCTGGGAGCTGGCTGACAAAGCGATCGGCAAGACTGGCGGGGCCTTGGGTTGGCGGGCGCACCTGCTTGTCTATGGCCTCGCCCTTGCGTTTGACCTGGATTTGAAGCTGGCGCATGTCGCCCAGCGCTTCCATGCCTGGGCTAGAGGAGCCATACACGTCATAGCCGATCACATCCCAGCGCGGGGCAATGATCGGGTTTTCGCGGTAGCCGCCCTTGCGTAACAGTTTTTGCCCATCGGGTCCGCTCGATGCGGGTTCCCAATAGACCGAACAAAATTGCATACTGGCCGCGTCGGCCTTGTCTGGATCGTAATGCGGATTGGGTTCAACCGCGTGCATCACGTCAACCCATTGGTCGTACTCGCTGTTATCATACAGCGTTTTGATCGTGGTGGACACGTTGCCCAGACCGAAACTGTCCACGCATTGCAGCACGCTCATGCGCATATCGCGATAGAGCGTATCGACGCGCCGGTCCTTGTTGAGCGCCAGCGTGTATTCGCCCCAGGTGAACGGGAACACGCGAATCACATCGTCGAAATGATCCTCCACAAGGCCCGCGCCAGTTCCGGCTAAGATCAATTCCTCGTAGATTGTAGGCAGCGCCTCATAGACGTTGGACTTGTTGAAGATGCGCCGCACCAGGCGCTCAAGCTGGCCAAGCCATTCCTTGACCGGGCCATATTCCAGCAATTCCAAATCGTCGGGCTCATACTTAAACCAAGGCTGGGCCGGGCTGGACATGCCATTGACTAGCCCCGACACAAGCACGCGGGTCGCGCGCACGCCGGTATTGTTGACAATCTGCTGGTTGCGGCGATCGCCCTTGTTGGTTTGGCTTTGGCTAAAGCGCGTGCGTCTTGGGCGGGTTTGGTCGAAGACATCGCGCACATGCGCATCCCAGGACATGCGCTCTTGCTTCATGGCCCCAGCGCGGCGCTGCAAGCGATCGCGATAGGAGAGCGGCTTACCTGACGATTGCGGCGCGCTATAGCTCATGGCTTAAGCCAGCACGCGGCGAATCGCGCCGCCGAGCCCCCTGACATAGACCCCGCCCGCTTTTGGTTTGGCGCTTGCTGGGGGCGCGCTGCGTTGCGCGGCCGCAACCGGCGCGGCCGGCGCTGTTGGGCTTGGCGCGCCGGTCGAGGGAAGGCTTGCTTGCGCCGCGAGCAGCGGCATCAATTGTTGATCGCCCCCGGCCATGACGCGCTTGGTTGTGCTTGCGGGTATGGCCACGCCTTGCGCGCTGGTCGCGATGCCAGCGATCACGCGGCGGCGGTTTTCGTCAAACCCAGCCCCGCCCAGGCTCTCGCGCGATGGCGCGTTCTTGTAGGGCTGGCGCTCTACAACAGGCGTTGGCGCCGGTATCTTAGGCTTGGATACGCACATTGGCCCTTATTGTAGCGGGATAACATGGCGCGCGGGGTTTAGCGCGCGTTGGGTCCGTAGGGGTCATATTCCTCTTGCTGTTGGCGCTTCTGGCCCATGATGATCGCGGTCTCCTCGCTCTTGGGCGCGACCGGTTCGGCGAAGGTGAGCGCCAGCGCCGTAGCGCAGTCTGGCGAGGCAAGTCCTCGCTTTTTCATGTCCTCGACTTTCTCTAGCTGCACGCGATCGTCGGCGTCATAGCCGTACTCGATTGAGGTTAGGTCCGCTTCCAATTCGGGATCGTCGGGAAGCGCCCCGCCCTTGAGCCAATAGCGCAGATAGGCCCACATCTCGACGCGCTTGTTCTTGACCTTGATCGGCTCCTCGGTGCGCATGTGCGCGCTCGGGGCGCCGCCCGATTGCACGTCGAACACTTGCCGCTTGAGCTGGCGCAAACGATCGACCACGCCGGCGCCAATCCCTACCCCGTCCACGAATATCGCGTCCACCTTCTCCTGGTCAGCCAGGCGCGCGATCTCGGAGGCAAGCGTCATGGTGTCCACGCCGCGATACTTCACCCATGGAATGGACGCCGCGTCGCGCCCGCGGCGAAACGCGATCACGCTTTGATCGTCGCCAAAGCGCGCCACGTCCACACCCATGATGAGCGGCTCCCACATATGGCTTTGCGGAACGCGCGCCATGGCCGCGTCCACAAGATCGCCGGGGATGAATTGCATGGAGCCGGCGCGGGGAAACTCGCCCTTGACGCGCACGCGCACAAAGTCGCTATCTTCGCCGTAATCGTCTACCCATTGCTGGATTTCCGCCTTGTTGGCGCGGGCTGAATCGCGGCTGTCAATCTGACGCGTGGTCCAGCGATGGCGAAGGCGCCCAAAGCATTCATGAAAGCGCCCCGTGTTGCGCGTCGGGTTGCCAAGCGCCAGCCACAGCGCGCCCTTTTCCGTCATCGCCCCGGACGCAACATCCCAAATCACATCGTCAATCGCCGACGCTTCATCGAATAGCACAAGCACGTCTTTTTCGTGCAGGCCGGCGAACGCTTCCGATCGTTCCTTGGTCCATGGCTGGGCTGCGATGAACCATGTCTCGGGGCGCTCGACCGACTTGAAGCTGGTGGCCGTCCAGTCGAACCAATGGCCGTTGATGGCGCGCGCGTTCCACTTGGCCAGCTCGCGCCAAGTCTTGTTGATGAGCTGGTCGCGCGTGTTAGCCGTGACCACGCCAGCGCATCCTGGCCGCGTGGCCATGAACCAATGGATTACCCAGGCGGTCAAACAGGTCTTGCCTATGCCGTGTCCGCTGGCGATAGCCATGCGCACAGCGCTCTCGGCGCCGCGCATCTGTTCGCCGATGGCCTTGAGGGTTTCCGATTGCCACTTGTCGGGGCCATTCTCCCCTGACAGATCGCCATGGCCCCAATCGAACGCGAACAATACATAGCCAAGCGGGTCGAACTCGAACCGAGCCATTTCCGCCGCTAGGATTGCGTCAGGATCAGGCTGCGATTGCAATGCGGCCACGGGCGCGCTCTATCCGCTCGAAGATGCTGACATTGACGTTGATATTGGCCTCGATGGCGGCCAAGCGCGGGCGAATGTAAGGGGCAACCTTGCCTTGCCACTCCACCGCAAGCTCAGCCCATTCGGCGGTTCGGTGTTCGCGCCACATGCGCACGGCCCAATCGGCCACCTCGCGCATCGCTTCCACGGGGTCCAGGGTTTCGCCGCATCGCTCAATCACGGCATTGGCCGCTGTTTGCAACACGACGTCGCGCTTGCATGGGGCGCCTTTTGGCCTTCCCGCTCCTTTGCGCGGCCCCCCTCGTTTTGATTGTTTGAATTTTTCTGGCATGTTTGAAATTATCAATCCCAATTCAAACGCGCGGGGTTTAGCTCCTGCGGCGGCGCCGATTGCGGATGAACCAATCCCTAACAATCACGATGACCGCGCCGAGGTCGAATCCTGACCCGGTTTGAAAGGCGTTGATCTGGAAGGCGTTGGACTGGAACACTTGCCTCTCACTTCTTGGTTAGGGTGGCGATGATGTCTTGCGCGGCTTCCTTCCAGAAGCCTAGGGCGTGCTGTTGGTATTCGGTGTTGCGCGTCAAAAGCGCATTATGCATGGAATAGCCCCATGTGGCGGTGAAGTCGCAGGCAAAGCCATTATTCGGGAAATGCTCGGCGTCGGTGTGCGGCGCGTTGGCGGCGCGCCAGGCCTTGTCCAGATAGTAAAACCACATCTCCGCTAGCGGCGGCCATTGATGCGTCGGATCGCCATAGGCGCGGTTAGAAGCCCAATGCGGGGCGATAAGCTGGCAGGCTCCCCCTGGAATGAGCACGCGGTAAAGCTCATTGACGAAGTGAATGCGCTCGCTTGCGGTCAGGTGTTCAATGAAATGGCTGGCGTGCGCTTCGGTTACGCTGCCATCCTCGAACGGCCAGCGTTCCTTGCCAATGTCAAAGACATGATCGACGCT